TCCTCTAAATGAAGCACTGCTATCTCTCCATGACATTCTCCCGAAGTTTATGAAGGAGACTGGTGCTCAAAAGATTCAAACTGTTATCTTGACTGATGGAGAATCACAACCTCTCATCAAATCTACTGAGCGATGCACTTACAGTCAGGAGTTTGAAATTTGTCCTGGTCGTTTTCGTGAAGATGGCACTGAGTTTCTGCGTGATCGTAAACTTCGCACTACCTACAAGTTTGATAATTGGGTCACTCACTCCACCAGCGTTTTGAAAAATCTCCAAGACAATTTTCCTGGTGTCAACTTTATTGGCATTCGTCTTGCTACTCCTGGTGAGTTTATGCGATTTGTAAAATATTATACTCAGTATCAACAGCATGAATTGTATGGAAAGTATGCTGAGACCTTCAAGAAAAACAAAGCAGTTGCCATTGATGTCCCTTCTTTCACCAAGTTCTTCTGCATCAGTTCCAATAATCTGAATCAAGATGCATCGTTTGAAGTTGAGGAGGGTGCAAAGAAATCTACGATTCGTGCTGCCTTCAAAAAGTCCTTGACAAAATCCAAGTTTAATCGTAAAATTCTTTCGGAATTCGTGGAGTTGATTGCATGAATATCTTTGTCACGGATCCTGATCCGTACAAGTCAGCGATCGTCCTTCCAGATAAACACATCGTCAAGATGCCCCTAGAAACTTGTCAGATGCTTGCTATTGTATGCTCTGACAAATGGGGACACGGGTTTGGCACTCTTCCCAAGGCAGACGGAACGCCTTATGCCACTGAGAAGGGTGCCTTTCGTAATCATCCTTGCACTGCATGGGCAAATGAATTTGTCGTTAATTGGCAATGGCTACTTGCTCATGGTCTTGCCCTATGTGACGAATATACACATAGATATGGTAAGAGACATACATGTCACAACACTCTTTTAGCAGCAAAAGAGATTCTACCAACTGCTGATCCACAAGGTCGCAGCGGAAAAGAAACCACACCATTTGCGAGGGCAATGCCTGATGAGTTTAAACATGACACAAGCATTGACACTTTTACTGCTTACAAAAATTACATTAGCAGCAAACCTTGGGTTGCATTTAATTATCTTCGTGACAAATCCCGTAAACCAGATTGGATCTGACCAATGAAACATGTTCTTTTCACACTTTATGAATGCGATCCAGACTGTCTCAATGACAGAATTTATATTGAGAATGTGTTATATGAAACGGCATTAGAATGTGGTGCCACGTTTCTTAATACGGTCTCTCATCAATTTAAACCACAGGGAGTTACTGCGGTGACACTTCTTGCAGAATCTCATATTAGTATTCACACTTGGCCAGAGAAGGGTATGGCAGTGTGTGATATCTTCACGTGTGGCGATTGTAATCCGCTGCCAGGATTTGATTATATGACAAATAGACTCCATGCTGGCAGGACAGTTCATCACGAGTACACCAGACCTTTTGAGGACAAACCCACTGTGACACTTCGGAAACCTGTCTACCCACCCACCAGTTTCGGGTCATCCTCAGTTATAATTACGGAGTAATCGAAACAAAGCAATGTCTCTTTCCACCGAATACGTCGTCTCCTCTCTCCAAGGACTCTATGGAGAATCTGTAACCAGTGGTGATGTTCGTGCATGGTGTGCAATGAACGGTCTTGGTTATCAGACTGTGACCAAACGATTGGATCAATATAAAGTTGGTCGTGGTAAATGGAATCTGACTGTGCAAGAAAAACTAGAACAAACCTATCAAGCACCTGCTGCCCTTCCTGCTATCGAACAAAACCTTATCCCCCAAAAAGATGATACCTTTGTCCAGTTTGGTAATTTTAAGGACATTAAGAAGATTATTTCCAGTCGTCTGTTTTACCCTACCTTTATCACTGGTCTTAGCGGTAACGGGAAAACTTTCGGTGTGGAACAATCTTGTGCTCAGTTGGGTCGTGAACTGATCCGTGTAAACATTACTATTGAGACTGATGAAGATGATCTCATTGGTGGATTCCGTCTTGTCAATGGTGAGACCGTTTGGCACAATGGTCCAGTCATCGAAGCCTTGGAGCGCGGTGCGATTCTACTGCTTGACGAGATTGACTTGGCTTCCAACAAGATTCTTTGCCTTCAATCGATCTTGGAAGGGAAAGGAGTCTTCCTGAAAAAAATTGGTAAGTACATTCAACCTGCTGCTGGTTTCAATGTGATTGCCACTGCCAACACCAAAGGTAAGGGTTCTGATGACGGTCGTTTCATCGGCACTAACGTGCTCAATGAGGCATTCCTTGAACGCTTCCCAGTAACCTTTGAGCAGGAGTATCCTACTGCGACAAACGAGTATAAGATTCTCTATAAAGTTTCTGCATCTCTTGCAGTGCTTGACCTTGATTTCTTGAAGCACCTTTGTGACTGGGCAGACATTATCCGCAAGACCTTCTATGATGGTGGTATCGATGAGGTGATCTCCACCCGTCGTCTGGTTCACATCATTCGTGCCTATTCAATCTTCCAAGACAAAGCAAAAGCAATCCAAGTTTGCTTGAATCGTTTCGATGATGAAACCAAACAGGCGTTCATGGACCTCTATGACAAAGTTGATGTTGACTTCAAAATGCCTTCCGAAGAACAGCAAAAGCAATGTCTTGACTCTCACAACTTCTCTTGATATAATATGACAAACTCCTGGTCGTTACTTTATGATGCCATGAACTACGAGATCAACGATTTCAACGTGGACATTCCGTCCACTAACACTGCTACAAACATTTTTGAATATAATTATGATGAACATGGACCAGTCGCCGCCGAGGAAGTTCCTATGAGTTACTATGGAGAAGATTGTATCTCCTTTGATCTGAACATTCCCGATCTACCTGATGCTCCCAACAACACTAATGGTTTCTGGAAATACAATGAGGATGTAATCCTCAAAGAGATTCGTGAGTATCTTGGCGGAACCTATCATGCACATTATGCTTCTGAGGGATCCAAGACTCAAACTCTGGATCTGATTGAAGGCATTGGTGATGCAGAACCTTTCTGTCGTTCTAATGCTATCAAGTATCTCTCACGCTTCGGAAAGAAGAACGGAAAGTCCAAACAGGACATTCTGAAAGCAATCCACTATTGCATTCTTCTCTATCACTTCGCTGGCCTTTGTAATGAAAACACCCAACCCTATGAAACTTTCTGATTCTACCGTCACTCTGCTCAAAAATTTCAGCAACATCAATCAGTCCCTGCTGTTTAAAGAGGGTAACTCTCTTCGCACTATCAGTGTGATGAAGAACATCCTGGCTGAGGCAACCATTGATGAAGAGTTCCCCAAAGATTTTGGTATCTATGACCTGAATCAATTCTTGAACGGGATGTCACTGCATCGCAGTCCTGATCTTGACTTCCAGAACGACAACTATGTGGTTGTTCGTGAGGACAAGTCTCGTTCTAAGTATTTCTTTGCTGACCCCAACGTCATCATTTCTCCTCCCGAGAAGACGCTCACACTGCCCTCTGAGGATGTTTGCTTTGTTCTTACCACACAAGACCTTGATCGCCTGCTGAAAGCAGCGGCAGTGTATCAGGTGCCTGATCTGTCTGCCATTGGTGAGAACGGTGTGGTTAAACTTGTTGTCCGTGACAAGAAGAACGAAACCTCCAACACTCACGAGATTGTTGTGGGTGAGACCACCGATACCTTTGAATTCAACTTCAAGGTTGAGAACATCAAGGTGATCCCTGGTTCTTATGAGGTTATTGTTTCCAAGTCTGGACTGTCTAAGTTCACCAGCAAAGACCGTAACCTGACTTACTACATTGCTCTGGAACCTGATTTCAAGTATGAGTCGTAAGTGGGCTGTAACATACCGCCTTCCTGGGTCTACAAAATATCATTACAGACTTGTAGAGGCAGATTACCAATGGGAGGCAAAGAAAATTTTTGAGGCAGAGATGCCCTCTGCCCAAATCTGTGGCAATCCTCATTATGTTCCCAAATCTCCATGAAGACTGATTTTCTTTGGGTCGAAAAGTATCGTCCCAAAACTGTGAATGATTGTATTCTTCCTGACTCTATTAAAACTACCTTTCAGGAGTTTGTAGAGCAGGGAGAGATCCCTAACCTGCTTTTGGCAGGACCAGCAGGGTGTGGCAAGACAACCATTGCCCGTGCCCTTTGTGAACAACTTGGTTGTGACTATATT